CAAACAACCAAGTTCCAATCTAGTGGAACCCTTACTGTATTTTTACCAATTTTTAGTACTGCCGCAGGACAACTAAAACTTTCTAAAAAAACCAGCGGAACGAAAATATAATCTGCATTATCTTTATCGCTATAGTCTAGAACACAATATCTAATGTCTTCTATTTCTTCAGGAACATATTCTAAGTCATAGCACTCGTTTTCTACTGTTAATATTTTCATTTAAAATCTACTTTCTCTACACGGAAAGGATAGTTCGCTTCACGGTAGTATTTTTTACGTTCAGTCAAATGTCGTTTGCTAAACTTTGCACTGCTAGTAATATCCCATATTTGGACACTGTCTTTGTCTTGTGCTTTACGTATTCCCCGTCCTATTGATTGAATTACCCGAACAAATGACTTACCAGGTTCAATGAGTACCAAGTTAAAAATGCGAGGAATGTTGATACCAACGGCAGCCACACCATAGGTTGCAATAATAATTTTATTGTTTGCTTCACTAATCTCATCATACTCATCTTTCCTGTCAGATGTTTTCATTGAACCACTAATAAAAACAGTATTATCTCCAAGACGTTCAACTAATCCTTCACCTGCTTTAAGTCTATCAACAAGCACAAGTGTATTTCCACTAGCTGACATGTTTTTAATCATTTCACTAATATAGTCTAAACGATTTTTGTCAGTTGTCAAGTATGTAAGCTCGCTCTGATAGTTACCATAATTAACTGTGTCTTGCAACTGCATAATGTTAACATCACACTGTGCTAGTACACCTTGATCTTGTAGTTCACTTGCTGCTAGTTGGTGCACAACTTCTCCTAAGCCTACTTCTAAACTTAATCGTTCGTGGTCTGCTTTGGGTATTGTACCTGTTAGCCCCCAACGAATAGGAACGTTACGGAAGCTACCTGTTAGCAATTTCTTTAGTACGTCTGCCTTTGCTTGGTGTACTTCGTCTACCATAATGCATACTACATCTTCTGCAAAGTCATCTAAACTCATTTCGCTTTCACCATCACGGAAACGTTTTTCAATAATGTTTAAACTTTGCCAAGTACAAATGGTATGTGTTTTACCAAACTCTTTACGGTCACCAAAGTACACACCAACATCTAACCCTAAGTTAATGTAGTCTGCTTCTGTTTGTGTTACCAAGTCTTTGTTAGGCACAATAACAATACTGCGACCGTAAGGTTCGATTAAATCACTAAGTGCGGCGGTCATTAGCGTCTTGCCTGCACCTGTTGCAATCTCTTGAATACTTTGTGTGTTATCTAAAAACTTATTGATAATTTCCACTTGGTAATCACGCAACATTACTGGGGTTCCAGCCGCTGGGTGTTTATCAGGCCAAGTTCTGGCACTAAAATGGTCCTGTGCAATTTGTTGAAAGTCAAACTTCCAAATGGTACGCTGATCCTCTACATTAAGCTCGTATCGTTGTTCTTGTAATATAGGAATAATATGTGGCAATGCATTTACAAACGTGTTGCCCCCCATAGTAAAAAAACTCACACAGCCGTCCCAACGCCCTAGTTTGTATGCTGGCACGTGTCTTGCATAAGGCAAAAAGAACTTTAATTTTTGTTCACACTTGCGACGAGTCTGCAAATCAAGACCTTCAACTTTACAGTTTACTTCGTCTTTAAGAATAATTTTACACTTCATAGTTTGATATTATAACACAACTTAACTTTTGTCAATCACACATAAGTACTTATTGAAAAGAAGAGCCGGTAAAGTGTCTTACTTTACCGGCCCAGTTAAGCCCAACGGTGTGAGTGAGAGTGACGCAGACAGAGGAGGTCCACCGTTGGACTTTTATATTATCGGCCCCGTTTCATGCAGGTCATTTCTACATAACGTTGCCATTTATCGCCGTTCATTTTTTTGAGATCGGCAATCTTTAGTACCATACGCAAGCTCATTTCACGTAGCTTACTACGGTTATCAAAAATGAACTCCAGCAATTGATCTTGCTCTTGACTGGAGAACATATATTCTTGCAGCATACCGTCTTTGACGATTTGCTTACAGCGCAAAAACTTATCACGCATAGTATCTAGCGTCAGATCTAGATAGTGACAACGTGACATGATAGCGTCCAAGTGGTCTTTAATTTTACCACGAGTTGCTTCAAACTTTAGGTTTGTGATAAAGATAATAGAACCTTTAAACTCGAATTTGTCTGGAATGCCTTCGTTGTGAAGCACACGGCTTTCACTACGCCAGCTTAGGAAACGCTTTGGGCTACTGTCTAGTGCAGCCTTTAGCAAGTTGAGGCTAGTTTCATCATACAATACGCTATCACAGTCATCTAGTACAAGTACACTACCCTCATTGGCATATTCAAAGAGCAGTTTATACAAACCAATGGCAGACGCTGCGCCCTTTTCCATACCATACTTACGACCCGTGTTGCCAGAACCCCCAGACATTTTGTTCATCATTTCAGCTTCACGGATAACTTTCTCAACGCCGTATGATTTGCCAACGCCCGGAGGTCCAGTAACAACCATTCCACGGACAACGCCATCACAACTTGCGTAGCTCATGTCTTCTAAAATTTGAAAACGCTCACGCAGACGTTCAATAACTTCTTCATCTGTTTCTTTCTTTTCCTCGGCTTGCAATTCAATATCGTCTTTAGTTTTTACTTTGATACGAATGTTACGCTCAGGATAACCATTTTCACCAGTACCAGCAACAGTAACAAAACTACCGTTTTTGCCTTTACTAACACCTTTTACAAGTGTAAATACTTCATTTGTAATTGGCATTTTATTGTACTCTCCAGCACGGATCAAAACTTTTTGCATGGTCTCTCACTCCATAAATTGTTTCTACACCACTTTGATAACACAGTATGAATACCGTGTCAACACTTTTCTTCAATTTTTACGTAATTAAATACAGTTTCTTTACAATTACTGAATTTACTTACGTCATGTTGCTTTACTTTACCAGTTAGGGTTATCTGACGAGATTCAAGAATTCCAGCAATGTCAGGTTCTTTATTAAAGAAGAACTTAACAATGTTTTCTTCTTGGGTAATACAAGTTACCAAATGTATGCCATACTTTGCAATGAACTTGACGTCTTTAACTAGTACATTAATCCGCATACGTTCGCCAATTTTGCCAACAAACTCGCTTTTATTACGCATATCGTCAAACCAATCATCCAGTCCTTGACGTTTTTTCTGGACACGATAACTGTTAGGGAGACTGGCAAGAATACTAACGCCAAAAACATCAGTTGTTTCGTTACTAATTACCCTTAGCACACTGTCTTCAAAACTGTTGAGTTTTCCCATAAGTTTCTTAGCAATCAGCTCATCACGAAAACTATTTCTAATATTAGAAGCTTCAGTATTCACTTCATCAGTAAATTCTGGAAGGCTTACATCTCCTGACAAATATTGCATAACTGTCGTCTTGTTATCAGTGACGTTTACATCATTTTCGTAGTCATAATATCCATAGCCACTTTTGATAAAGCCTTGTTGGCTGTCAACTATGATTGACAATTGAAGAACTTGCTCAGTATTAAATGTAGGACCTTTACTGTATTTCATTACACTGCCTCCGCTACTGGAGAGCAAGCAACAGCCTGCTCTACTAGGAACTCACGATAGTCTTCGTCGAGCTCGTTCAACTCTTCTTGCCACTCGTCCCAAGTGATTACCTTAATCGGAAACTCCTTGAAGTAGATGTTATTCTCGATGAACTTCGCAGCAACGAACGCCATAGCATCCTGCGGACGGTCTAGGTCACGAACGATGTACTCGTTACCACCTTTCATCTTCCAGTACGCATTGCCTGAGGCAAAACGGCCGTCTTCGCTGTGAGCACCATAGTTTTCCAAAATCTGTGTCTTAACTACGAACATGACTGTCTCCTGTTGTCTACATATATAATATAGTGACTACTAACCTAAATGTCAACTGAAAACATCAAAAAAGTTTTCAATGTTTTCAGTGGGTTGTAATTTTTTTTACATAG